CTCCAATTTTTTCTTTTTCATTCCACTCTTCATTAAAGTACTTAAACATATATCTAAATATAAGAAAAATTAATTTAAAAAGCAAATATTTATTAGTATATTCTCAAATATTCTCTCCATGGTACGCACACTTATTCTACTTCTCCTTTTAACTACTATCCCTGCTAGTGCACAACTTTTGACAGAACCGGATAAAAAAATGCACTTCGCCGCAGGCGCATTCACATCTGCACTTGGATATGCTGTTGCATATGAATTTACTAAAGACAGAGACAAAGCTGTTTTATATGGTATTGGTACTGCCGTATTAATAGGTGCTTTAAAAGAAATGAGTGATAGTACTCAATCCGGTAATTACTTTGACGGTAGAGATCTCCTTGCAACTACGTATGGAGGAATATCGGTAGGTATTACCATTGATTTAATCCGGCAACGTAAGCAAACAAAATTTACCGTACTAGGTATTAAATTTTAATCTTAAACTTCGCTTTCCGGAAGGATCCCCTATACACACTATTTCTCACTTTTGCAACTATTTGCCAATAAAAACCCCTCCGTTTCCGGAAGGGCTTCGGTCTAGAGCGGTTAACTCTAGAGAGGTACTTAGTAGAATTCGCGCGTGGCGACTTCGTCGGTTAGAGAGAAATGCCCCCTACCCTTTTACTGCATCCATATTCGCTTTTTTGTAAGGAGTAATTAATTTCTTAATCTCACCTGCTGCTTTTCTAGCTCTTGCTTGAGAAGCTTTAGTCGTTCCTTCGTTATTCTCACTTAAGATACTAAACTGCTCTGCGATTTGTTCAAATAATTCTTGTTTTGCACTCATAATAATTCTATTTTTGTTTAATTTAATTTTAGGGTATCTGAATTCGGTCCTTATAAGTCTATTTCCCTTATATGTCCATTTATCATAAAGACCGTACTCGTTTAAAAATTCTCTTACTTTAATTTCTGACATTACATTCCCATCATTGACATTGGATCTACTCCTCCTTCGGGTTTGTCTTCTTTTATATTAGAAACTACTGCTTCTGTAAGCAGCATTGTACCAGATACTGATGCTGCATTTTCTAATGCTAACCTAGTAACTTTGGTTGGATCAATAATTCCTTCGTTAAACATATTAACTATGCTTTCAGTTCTAGGATTATAACCGGACCAGTATTCCCCAGTTTCTTTAATTGACTGTTCTAAGGTACCTATAAACTCTTGGTCAAATCCAGCGTTTTCTAATATTTTATAAAACGGTCTTTCAATAGCACTAATAACTATATCGTAACCTGTTTGTAGTTCTTGATCTATATTACCGATCTTAGAAGCTAAAGCTAAAGCTGCATTTAATAATGCTATTCCTCCTCCAGGAAGAATTCCTTCTTCTAACGCTGCTTTTGTAGCATGAAGAGCATCATCAACTCTATCTTTCTTTTCTTTCATTTCTACTTCAGTAAATCCTCCTACATGTACCATCGCTACTCCTCCTAGGAATTTAGCTAATCGGTCTTGTAAAGTTTCTTTTTCATAAGGTGAAGTAGTTTCTTCTATTAAGTTTTTAATATCGTCTACTCTATTATTGATAGCTTCTTCATCTCCTGCAGCATCTATAATAGTAGTTGTATCTTTGGTAACTGTTACTTTTGCAGCTTTACCTAACCATTCGATATTAAACTTATCTAATCTCATTCCTTTTTCTTGAGAAACAACTTGACCTCCTGTAAGTGTAGCAATATCGTCTAACATTGCTTTTTTTCTATCACCAAAGTCTGGTGCTTTCACACATGCAACAGGAAGAATACCTCTCATCTTATTAACTACCATAGTAGACAACGCCTCTCCGTCGATATCATCAGCAATAACTAATAGTGACTTGCCTGCAGAAGAAACTGCTTCTAATATAGGAAGTAGCTCTTTAACTGTGTTTAATCTTTTATCCGTAATTAAAATAAACGGATTTTGAAGAACAGCTGTCATTGTGGCGTTATCAGTAACGAAGTATGGAGACTTATAACCTCTGCTGAATTGCATACCTTCAACAGTTTCCAAATATGTTTCTCCAGTTTTAGATTCTTCGACTGTAACAACACCATCTGTCCCAACTTTATCCATGGCAGTAGAAATCAACTCACCAATTTCCGTATCGTTATTAGCTGAAATCGTTGCGACTTGTGTAAGCTGTTCTTCATCCGTTATATCTTTACTTTTCTCTACTATATAATCAACAGCATCTTTAACTGCTCTATCGATACCTCTTTTAATATCTACTGCATTAGAACCTTTTTTAATCCTTTCTAATCCTTCTGATAAAATAGATTGAGCTAATAGTGTAGATGTGGTAGTACCATCCCCTGCTTGTTCGGCAGTTTTAATAGCTGCTTGTTTAACAATTTGAGCTCCAATATTTTCTACTCTATCTTCTAACTCAATTGATTTTGCTACTGTTACACCATCTTTAGTCGAAACAGGATTTCCCATTGACTGTTCAATTATAACATTTCTTCCTGATGGTCCTAAAGTTGCAGTTACAGCATCTGCTAATTTACTTACTCCTAATGCTAGTTCATTCCTAGCTTCTTTTGAAAATACAATTTTTTTACTCATTCTCTGATTTTTTTACAACTGCTAATACTTCTCTGTCTTGTGCTATATAGTACTCTTCTCCTTCGAAATCTATCCTTAGGGTACCAATTTTAGGTACAAGTACAATATCTCCTTTTTTATGATGAACGGGAATAAATTGTCCGAACTCAGACATTCTACCTTTACCGGCAGCAATAACTTCTCCCATTTCGGGCTTTTCTTTTCCCATATCAGGAATAACTATATTCCCGTATGTTTGTTCTCCTTCATCTATTGGCTTAATCAATAGCCGATCGTTAGATGGTAATAAACTTTTTGACATATAAACTTTTTTATTTAGTATTAATTATAATATACGATTAAATAATCGAAAATCCAACCCCAGAGCAGAAAGATTTAGCTAATTTTTAAAGTTTTTGGCTCTAAACCTTTAGCATAAGGTATAACAATTTGTAATAGTCCATTTTTAAAGTCAGCTGTTGCCTTACTTAAGTTAAACTTACTATCAATTTTCCAACCTAAGTTGAATGATCGTTTGGCAATACCCTTATGGATATAGACATCGTCTAATTCAGCTTTTGGTCTTTCGTAATTTACTCTGATTATATTACCCTCGATAAGAATTTCGATATCTTCTTTAGAAATACCAGTGCAGGCAATATCAATGCCTAAACCATTGTCTCTTTCGTAAATATCTAAAGGGTGGGGTAATTTGGATTCTGCAAGAGGCTTATATGCTCCTGCTTCTTGGAAAAAATTCCTTACTAAAATGTCGAACGGATTTCGTTCTAAAAATAATGTACTCATATCATTTGAATTTATGATGCCCTAAGGTCATCGGTTATTAAAAAATTAAAAACGCTCTGGGGTCGTTTTTCTTTATTATAAATATGTTAAAAATAACTTTACTGGTACTCATCGTAAGATTTCTCTTCTACTAATTCTGAACCTGTTATTGTATTAATAATTTTTTTGACTTCACTTCTTCTATCGTTAGTAACATAAACTGATCTAGCTAACTGTATAAACTCGTTACCGAAGTCTTTACGTTTTTCACAATCCCTTATCCAATCTTCTATATCCCAAAGTTGCCCATTTATGTTAGAAAGTTCTAAATAGTGGTTTTGGAGATCACCTTCATAATTTTCGAATAACTCTTTAGCTAGTGGATTAAGTGTATCGAACTCTTTTTGTACATTAGCTAATTTTTCTTTATCTTCAATTTTATTTAACTTAATTTCTAATATAGAAAGTTTATCTAGTAACTCTCCGTTTGATACTTCTACTTGCATAGTGACTCAGTTATTAATTGTTTATACTTAGATGATGACCAGTCGTGGTTTCTTTCTATCCAATGTACTGGAATACCTAATTCCTTACCTGTGTATTCCCTCCCTGTGTAATCGTCTCCTAAAAATCTAACGTCTGGGTCTATACTTTTTAAAAGGAAGTGTAATTCTTCTTCTGTTGTATACGTTAATATAGTAGGAAAAGAATAATAAAACATTTGACTTAAAATTTCTCTCCTTTCCTGTACTGAAAGAACAGGTTTATACTTTTCCGGACGTTCAATGGTTGGATCTTCATGCAGTAAAATAAATAAATCCGAACAATTTTTACTTATTTCTTTAAACATCCTGATATACCCAGGGTGAATTACATCAAAACACCCTGCTATTACTCCTATTTTAAAATCGTTTTCTTCCATATTAATGTCCTTCTTTCCAGTTGTCTGCTATTTCAGGAGGAGCTTTAAGAGTTACTCCAGGTAACTTAGTAGTATTCTCCATTATTTCCTGTACTACAGGTGCAAATATTGCTGCTTGATCTTCTTTAACGTTTATAATTAATTGATCATGTACCTGTGCCTGCACACAAGCATCAATACCCATCTCCTTAGCTTTTCGATTTATTACTAAAGCTGCTCTATTCACTACAGCTGCTGCTAAAGACTGTAATTGAAAATTAAGACAGTTATTTAACCCATTACGGTAATCTCTATAAGCTTGAGTAACCTGGTCTCTAGGTGATATCGTTTTTACTATTTCACCGTTCTTCTTTACGTATTTAGGAGATAGCTGAGTCTCGAGCTGCTTTCTAAATCTCCAATCCATCATTCTGTCTCCTACTTTTTCAAAGAGATTTTTAACTTTAGGTAAATGCCTTACTCTACCTACGTAGTTTTTTATGTAACCGTAATCTTTTACTTGACGTCTAGATTCTTCTCGCCACTCTTTAAGTTGAGGAAAACCATCTAAGTAACCTTTTACAAGACTTTCAGCAGTTTTTTGATCAACACCTAAGGTCATTTTTAATGCATAAGCTTCCATACCGTATGCAATTCCTAACGAATAAGCTTTAGCCTTATTACGTGCTGGTGCATCTAATTTCTTGAGGTAGTTATCTGCTTTTTTATCTGCGGATACTCCATTCGGAAATCTGCTTTTTTGATCCTCTAATTTTTCAGTCTTTATAGCAACAGTGGAATAGAAGTCCCAACCTTTATTAAAGATTTCTTGCAAAGCAACATCTCCAGTTACAGATGCAAAGCAATGAGGCTCCAAAGATTCGTAATCAGCATCGATTACTTTCCTACCTTTTCCTGCAGTTAAGAAAGCACGTACTATATTTACGTACTTCATAATAACTGGAGCATCTTCTCCATCTTCTAGAGGTTTAGGTAGTTGCTGAGCATCTGAACCGTATCTGCCTGATACTGTACCGTTCTGCTTAAAGTAGAAGTAGTATCTACCGTCCTCATGACGGTCTCTAAATCTATCTACATAGGTAGATTTAATCTTTAAAAGTTTATTGTAGATACGTAAATTCTCAGCCCAAGGATACTCTTTTGCTAAGGTTTTTACCATATCCATATCAAACTTAGCTCTACCAGATTTAGTATTAGCACCTGCTACTTTAGGTTCAATTCCCATATAACCGAAGACTATTTCACCCAAGTGTTTCTTAGACTGAATGTTAATATAATCTCCATCATTAGACTCTTTCCACATTGACATAGAAATACGTGCTTTTTCAACATCCTCTAGAAGGGATTCGTCTCCGGTTATCAGGAATTGCTTGACTGCTTCCTCTTTTTCATTAGAAGGTTCATACGCTTCAATGTTCTTTTGAGTAAGGGAGTACTTACCTGTCTTTTCACTTTTCGGTAGTGCAATAGAATATCGCTGGATTAGGTTTTGAGCCCAGTTACCTTTGTGAGATACTGGATAGTTAGTCATAGCTGTAGCAACTATCCACTCCTTTACTTCAGGAATAGCAATCAGAGATTTCATTACAATCTCTTTATTCTTTTTCTGATCTTCTACTATTTCATTATGGATCTTTTCTAGTAGTTCCATATCTAAATCAACTCCGTATGCTTCCATAGGAACTGTTACTTCTCTGTATATAGGCATTACCTCTTCTTCAAAAAAGAAATCCCATAATCCTTCATCTTTTAGTTTACCTAAGTATAGATTACATATACGTAAAGTTAAATCGGTATCTGCAGATGCATACTTAGATAGTATTTCTAAATCTGCTTTATATATCTGAAAGCTATCCTTGGTAACTGATCCTCCGTTACTTTTAATACTCTCTTTAAGTTCTATTTGCTCTTCGTTAGCTGCTTTTTCTACATCTAAACCTAAAGCTTCTTGATTCATTATAGCAATAGATTTTAATCCAAAAGGATTACCAAACCCAAATGCTCCTTCTTCGTATACCGTATGAACTAGTAAACCTGTATCCACCCATACCGAAGGAAGTAAGTCTACATCAAAGTAATTCTTAATAAACTGAACGTCAAAGGAAGCATTATGAAATACTAATTTCTTTCCTATAAGAAGTTTAAGTAAGTTTTTAGATATAACCTCTGTCGATTGATCGTTAATCTCTTGAAGTACTAATTCATCTCTTTCGTAATCAAATACTAAAGTAGGTAGGTAGAAACCTATACCTTCATCTCCGGATACAGACCAACCAATTATTTTATCTTTACGAGGATTCAATCCAGTAGTTTCAGTATCGACTGCAATTACATCTGAATCTAAGATATGCTGATGGAGTAGCATTAAAGTTTCCTCATCTTGAACCGTATAATACTTTTTTTCTAATTTCATATATTACTCAAATTTCATTCTAAATACGTTAATTGACATTCCTGATTCTTCTAGAGCTTCGTTAGTTGCCTTTACCATATTGTCTCCATATGTGTAAATTCCTTCTTCTCCTCCAGTTAGAACTCCTATGACTTCTCTCTCTTTGAACCCGATAGCACTTATAGTTCTTCCAAACTCTTCTGCAATCAATGCTCGAACTGTTTTGATATCTTTAGTTTTTAGTAACGTAAAATACCGTTTAAAATAGAGGCGGCATTCTTCTAACGGCCACTCTTGATAATGATTTACTGCTTTTGACATAACCTTTGTTTTATATTAATATACGATTAATTTTCTTTTCTACCAAACATAAACGTGTTTATATTCTTTAATTCTGCTTCAATATGATTTATTCCTGCTTTTCCACAACCAGATAAAGGGATTACGGTTAAATGTACTCTACCGCTATACCATTTTGAAAGTTTTAAACAAGTATTCTGGGCTTCAATTCCTAAAGTATTAGTAGATTTATATACATTTCTACCAATCAAATGTTGACCTATTCTCTGCTGTCCGTTACCTAATTTAGAACCAATATACATTACATCGGCTACTGAATGGTTAATTCTTAAACCAGGAGTAGTACCAAATCCTTTTTTAATTACAGAATGATTTTCAATATCTTCTCTTGTAAGTTTATCTGCTGCTTCAAAGATATAAACAATAGGAGTTTTAGTACCTACCTTTTCTTCAAATCTATTATAAAATTTTATAAATTTTTCTGGGTTATCAGCTAGTTCTTTTGGACTGATATACCTCCAATGTATGGGGTCGTATTTTAGACTTTCGCTATAAAGTCTAGATGCACGTTTCTTATCTTCATAAGCATTTTTTGCTTGTGCATCTGCTACTTCAATTGATAATTCTTTAATCATATAACCTTTATTTTCCCAATTATTTATATCTAAATATAAGAAATATTATGCAGAAAACCAACTAATTAGTATGTTAATTACTATAAAAAGGTTAGTTAAGACTGCTTGAATAACTATAAATGTTCTAAACCAAGCAATCTTATCCGCCTCTTTATTATCTCCTACTTTCTCTCCTAACGCTTTTGCCCAAAGTCGCCACCATTTAGTATTCGCCATATAAATCGAACTTCATGGGTTCTTCAGGTTCTACCTCTATTTCGTGCTTCTTAACAGCATATAACTTTCCAGCCAAGGGAGCTAATCTGTATTCTCCTTTAAATTTAGTTTTTCTCATATACATTGTTAATGCCATTACTAAACCTTCTATAGTAGAGCCTTCATCGATAACTAGTTCCCAATTGTCTCCCGGTGGTACCCTCAAGGCAATGAGTTCGTTTTCTTCTTCTATTAATGTTTCAATTGCTTCTTTTGCCATTAAAATATTCTTTTAAAAATTCTTCTCTATACAACATTACTTTACCTTTATAAGCTTTATTGCTTACGAACCTAGTATTTACAGGTTCTTTTGCTGATTTAGCAGCTTTATAAACTTCTTCTCCAAGCTTTATACCTGCTGCATATCCTAAATGATCGTATAAGGATACTGAAGCTTGTTCTTTTATCATTACTGTCTAAGAGTTTTAGAAATTCTAAAATCTGTGTCTGTAAAGAAATCTGGTATAAATCTCGAATGGGTAGCTCTAATAGGATTAATATCTAAACCACCTCTTCTAGTATATAGACAAGCAACCATTAAATCATCAGGTTTATACGCATCCATTAAATGCTTAAATACCATTTCACATATTTCCTCATGAAAATGGCTTACCGTTCTATGAGATACAATATACTTAGCTAACGAAGCTACATCAGGTACATCTCTACCGTTAATTCTTATAAATACATCTCCCCAATCTGGTTGATTAGTAACCCTACAGTTAGATCTAAGTAAATTTGATTTTAACTTAACCTCGATAGGATCGTCTGAGTTATCTTCAACTGTTAGTTGATCTGAATCTGATTTAAATGCGGTAAAGTCTATTTCATCTAAATCTACTATATCACCTAAATCTGTATATCCTTCAAAAGATAATTCTTTGCCATCATCTAAATCAGTGTAAAAACTCACAGTAGTATTAGTTTCAAGTAACTTATCTAAATCAGCTTTTACCCTTCCCTCAATCTCTAAAATACATTCTACAGCTGTATCTCCTAATCTAGTCATATTAAAAGAATTTAAATATAGCTTAATAGATTTAGATTCCACGTGATATTCAGAATCTGAAGGGCATACTATTTTTAACATACCTGCTACAGGTAATCCTTTACTAGTAATAGCCGAAACTTCGTAACAGTTCCAGGTATCTACTCCAACAAAGTCTTTATCTGTCAAACCGTAACCTTCTCTATTTAAGTATCGAGGTACTTTAACTAATAATTCTGGAGCGTAGGTATCTTTATACCCGTCTCCTCCTACTTTTCCTAAATGTTTAGACGCTATGTCTACTACTTCTTGATAATTTTTAACTTCTGCCATTTTTTTTATTCTTTAATATAATCAATCCAATTAGTTCCTTTTGTATCTCTATTAGGAAATACAAATTTTCGTTTAATATCGCCAATAGTAATAGTCTTAATAAAACTAGAAGGTACCGTAGCACCAGTTCTTAATACTTCTGACTCGTCTGTAAATACTAACTCCACTCTTACATGTATATCAGTATTAAAAAATTTAGCTGCATCTCTTTCAAATGCTTCTAATCTACTCCACTGTCCCCTATTTAACCCTTCGTGCTGTAATGCAGAATTAAAGTAAGAAAACGTGCTTCGTAAGGATTCTTCAGTACAGCTAAAAGAAGCTGCAGGAGCAAGGTGTCCTTTATCCCAAATATTGTTTTTATAGTCCTCATTATCGGATGTATCATAACCTTCCGGAATCCAAAAATCCATTCCATGTCTAGATTCCTTACCGTTAGGGCAAGTTATAGTATACTCCACCCATAATGGCTGTTGTAGTTTTTGATCGTACTCTACTTTAAATGTTTCAGTTTCTACTATCTGTGCATTTAACGTTGATGTTACAAATATTGTTATAAAAAATATTATTGCAAATAATAATAATTTTTCTGAAGATTCTAATTTATTCATTTTATAAATTCCATTATTTGTTCTACTCTTTGCATAGGAGAACCAGTTATAGTGAGATAAGGCTGACGTACACCTTCTAACACTGCTTGAAACTCATCATCTACTTCTTTTCTCCATTCTTCACTTATACTTCTTACTCCATCATCTACAGAATCAAATTCAATAGGAAAGTAAATATAATGAGTATATTCATTTTTTACCCTATTCCAAGTATCTTCTATATAGCTGTAAGTATGTGAAGTTACTCCTTTCATAAACTTAGTATAAACTACCACATCCATATAACATCTATCTAATACTAAGTTATAAGGTTGAAGTAAAGCTTCTAAATGAAAGCTACTAATAGCTAACTGAGTAGCACAAGTACCTTCTTCGTTGATAGGAAATCCATAACTACCAACAGTTCTAGTAGATTCGTTTACGAATTCATATTTAGGTAATTTATTTTTAAGTAGTTCATAAACAGTAGTCTTACCTGTACTACTTGCTCCTACTAATGCTATTCTTGTTATCATAAAACCTATTTAATGTATTATACATACCTGCTATTCCAAAGTCAGCACCATATTTTTTATTTTGATCTAAAAAAAACATCATTAATCTTTGAAATGAATTACCTTCACTTTTTCTTACTAAATAAAATTCTTTATCTATATTCATTTTCTATAAAATTTGTCTCAAAAAATTGCACCACATATACAAGCTTCTATCTCTTAATATACGAAATAAATCATCTAATTCCAACTGAAAAGTATTAAATTTTTCTTCAGCAATAATTCTTCCTTCATCAACCTCAGCTACTACTTTATGCAATACTGCACCTGCTGTAGGATATTTACCTTCTTTAATACCTTCGAAAGCTCTTACTTGAGGATCTTTACCTTTCAGTTCTGGATATTCAGTTATGAGCCCTGGATGCCCATTATAGATAAGGTATTTTCTACATATAGAAGGAGGCATAACTCTTAACCACCCGTGTAAAGTAACTAAAGCATTATCTTCTAACACTACATCATAATCCTCTACTGATGGTTTATTCGGCAGGAAAATAATATCCATATCGAGTAATTCATCATTTATTTTTCTTAAATGCTCAGGTCTTTGATTAGTAATTATTTTATCAGGCCATCTACCAAATGCCTTTGCTATATCTACTATTTCAGTCCCTGTCTGACTAAAGAATGCTATCCAAAGTTTGTCTCCCATTTGTAAACCATCTAAATTTTTGTATATTATTTTTAATTGTACCTAATTGCTCTATTGATATATCAGAGTTAATAAGTTCATGTAATTTTTGTCTCTCTTTAGACCATAATCCGTCTGATCTATATGTTATATTTTTAATACCGTGAACTACAGGATTTGAAGTATCTAAAGAGTATATCCAGTCGTAATCAGAGTGCTTATAAAAACTAAATTCTTGAGGAAGCCCACAGCCGAGGAGATGATGAGGTTTAGTTTGATTAATTACTCCATCTCTAAGTAAGTCTCCTAGTAGCTTAACACGTCCTAGCATCCAACTAACATACTTGTTAGCATGAGGAACTGACTGTGTGTAGTACGAGTAATCAAAAGAAATAGCTATCATATCTACATCTGCTGATTTATTCATATAGTTGTAGCAATCTACAATTTCATCATAGGATTTACCTTGTACTACACCTATTTTACCGCTTCCCTTATATCCATACCCTTTATTAATCCAATCCTCCATCTGATCGCATGTTTTTTGAGCATCTTCCAAAGCATCTGGAACTATATACCAGGAAGGTTTAAGTTCGTTAACCCATCTATTAAATTTATCTGCATCGAAAGCTTCTTCTAATTCAAAAATAGAATTATCTAAAATAACCTCTCTACCTTTACTTACTGCTTTTTTAAATTGAGCCAAGTATTCTTCATCTTCTTCAAATAAATGTACTAAAGCGTAATCGTAGTCTGTATACTTTTGAACTTCATCAAAAATACTTTTAGGACTTTCGTGTGCAATTTTTATATTCATATAACTTATTTTTGATTTTTACTCTTTACCTTCCTTAAACGTATCGTCTAAAATATTTGAAATATATCTTACATAGCCGTCTAATTTATTCATTTCCGTATTAAGTTTTTTATCATACGTGAATACTTCTTTGACAGCCTGTTGAGCAATTTCTAGCGGCACATATTCTTTTCCGTCTACTGTTATAATGTAATCCTCTAAATTAGTACCCTTACTCATTGAAAAACTTTTTTAAATTAGGTCTAAAGTAATTAACTGATTTCATTACTTTTCTATCTCTTGTTCTGTATACAATATACAAGTCTTCTACTTTTTCATAATGACATTCTTCATTATAAGCTTTAGACCTGACGGCGACAGTTTCTTTTGCTTCTTCTTCAGTTTTACAAGCTTTAGACATATTAGAAGCCTGTACCTCTTGATATGCTGGCCATATCTTATCCTTAAGGCCGTGTAACATAGTACCGTTCCCAAGGGAAACATAAGCAATGTCGCACAAAGCGTCCAAAACTTCAACGATGTCTCCGTTCTCACACGCTTCTCTATATTCTTCAAGCTCTTCGAGTATAAAGTCATATACGAACTGCCACTCTTTCTTCTCTGGTATAGTCGGTTCATAGTTATTTGGTTTGCCAAATGTGGCATTAAATTCTTCTACTTCAGAAACAAATGGTACGTAATCTGTTTCTCGGAATAATGATAGTTGTTTACCCATTTTTACTCATTTTTTTCCACCAATCTGTTTTATTGATGAGTTGTTTTTCTTTTCTGTCTACTAAATCGTCTAAATGATCGTATATACCACGATCCCAATCGTCTTGATATCTAATGATATCATCTTCTCCGAAATAATCTCCGGTTTGCACTTCTATAAATTGTACTGGTTTATCAGTTTTATTCCAAGCTCTATGTTTACTGCAGCAAGGTATGGTTATAGATTCACCAGGATTATCTAGAGAGTATTCATCACCATCTCTAATGACAGTTAACTCTCCACTTACTAGAGTCCATTGCTCTTGTCTCTTCTCATGAGACTGATAGGATAATCTCTTACCTGGAGCTACGGTGATTAGTTTAACTTTAGTAAAGTCAGTATCTAATAGTACATCGTAGCAACCCCAAGGTCTTTCATCGTGTTCTAATGATTGCATTTCTCTGCTAATTCTATATTCTTATAAAACTCAGCTTTAGCTGATGGTTCATCTAAAAAGGCTCCAGTTAGTTTAGCTGTTTGCATTGATGCTCCTCCATGCTTAACTCCTCTACAGGAAACACAAGCGTGAGTTGCATTAACTTGAACTGCTACTCCTAAATTGCCTTCACATATCTTATCTACTGCATTATGTATAGCTACAGTTAACTGCTCTTGAATAGCTCCTCTTCTACCGAATTGTTCTACTATTCTATTTAGTTTAGATAGTCCTACTACCTTACCATCTTCTGAAGCTATATAAGCAATACTTACTGTGCCTCTAATAGCTTGATGATGATGCGAACACATAGACGTTACTGGTATGTTACTCTCTTGTACGATACCGTCATACCCGTCTGAAGGAAAAGCTGTAATCTTATCTAAAGGGCTATATCTTCCAGCCCATAAATCGTTAACATATGCTTTAGCTACCCTAAATGGTGTATCTGCAGAGTTAGGATCTGCTGCATAATCACATCCTAAAGCGGTAAGGAACTCTGCATAAGCCTTTGCTGCTCTTTCTATAATTACTTGTTTTTCATGATCAGTAAGTCTTGCTTCTGGTCCTTCCAGCTTTTGTTTTTCTGCTAATTGAGTTGAAATACCGTTAGCGAAACCGGCTTTTACTAATTCTGTTCCTTTTATAAACTTTTTTGGCATAATATAATTTATGTTTTTATTGAGGTTCTACGACTCATTACTATAACTTAATATAAGAACTTTTATTCATTAATCCAAATAATCTTGAATTGTTTTTGAATCTTTTTTCTCCCATGGGTACACGATCCAATCAGTAGTTTCTAACCAATTGCAGTAGAAGTCTGGTTTTGTTACTGTAGTGTTTCTTACGTCTAATGTAGCTGTTGTGTATCCCTGTTTCTTAAAGTGTTTGAGGGTCTGTCCAGAGTCGGATATATCATCCACTATTAATATTTTTTTCTTATCTATATTAAGGTTAAACTCCTCTAACTTTTCTAGATGGTCTATAGTTATGTGCTTTATCCCCAGTTTATGAGACATAATGACTGCTACTACTAAACCTCCTCTCGGTATACCTACTACGTAATCTACATTTTTAATTTTATTTGCTAATTTTTCTACCTGGTGGTCTATATCGTTCCAGGTAACGAATACTTTTTTTGGAGTCATATCTTACTTTAATATTAACGTTGATAAATGTACTATGTTATACTTAATTGCATAGTCAACAACTTCTTGTCCTGTTTCTTCACTTACGATTCTTATATCTTTGAAGTCAAGACCTTCTTCGTTAACATATTCTACTAATTCCCTAACAGTACAGCTATGATTTTCCAAGTTCATCAAATCTAAGGTCTGTATGGAGTCCATTGTAATTAATTCTAAGGTATTCCCAGATAGTTTATAATCCCAAATAGGACTATTTAAAAAGTACACCTTACGGTCTAAATCTTCTAAAATATTACTATAATTCATTTATAAAAATTTTTAGTTTATCTATTAATACTAGTACATCGTCTGGTTCCATAGTAATAGCACAGCATGTATTAATATTTTCTTCTACTTCTTCTAATATCTCTAAAGCTTCGTCTTTAGTCATTATACTTCACGTTGATCTTCAAAAGCAATGATATGCGGTCTCCAAGTCATTCTATAACCATTATCTCTAACCCAATCAAATAATACCGGATAAGATTTAAATAATGCTTCCCTTGAATCTCCTGCAGGCATAAACCATACCTTACTTTTAGGTATTTTTAACCTGTAAATACAGGTCATTATTTCCTCTAAAGCTTTTTCATCTTTACCATCCCATACAGGTTTTAAATGATAGTCAGAGTGGTAATTGATACTTTCTTCTATAGCATCATAATTAAGTCTAAACTTATTATGCTGCTTTATCATTCTTTCGTCAGTAATCCCTCCTTGAGGAGTCTCTACGCCAATGACTGGAACAGAATTAGAAAACTTAGGGCTAATAGATAGCAGATTAATAGGGTAATCTGTGGGTAGAAAGTGACTACCTTCAGTTTCGATAGTAATAAATATATTATTCTCATTTGCAAAGTGTGTTAATTCGTTTACCAAAGCTGGATGCATTGTAGGAGAACCTCCTGTTAGCATCATTTCTTTAATATGGGGGTTATCTTTATACTTTTGTATAATATCGTTAAAATTAAATTGACCTTTTTCTGGATGGATTGAAGTATACCAGCTATCACACCAGCCTCCTTCTCCAAAGTAACATCTATGGGTACAGCCAGTAGTTCTAATTACTATAGTTGGGTACCCTGCTCTTGAACCTTCTGACTGTACTGCAGTATAAACTTCTACAATCGGTAAGTTCTTTTCGTAATCTTCTATTCTTTTTAATTGTTTATGCGACATAATAAGCTGCGTTTTTTCCGTGTTCCATAAATTTTACTTTCGTCACCTTAACTCTACCTTCTGTTTCTTCTTCTACAAAATCATTTAATTTATTAAAAATATATTCTGCAAATTTTTCTGCTCCGGTAGCAGGTATAACTCTGATTTGTGCTACTTCTGATAATCCCATATGTAGAAATTTATCTAAATAGGGGTCGTCCTGAGCAACTATGAAGGTATGGTCGAACATATAATCCATCCATTGCTTAGGAGATAAGCCATCTATTTTAGTCTTAGCTCTTTTCATACCTCCGAAGTCCCATACCCAGTTTCTGTAGTCTAATTCTCCTTCAAAATATACTTTAAATGCTACTCCGTAGCCGTGAACAAACCTACAATGTGTATCTTCTGCTTTCCATTGACGGAACACAGTAGAGAACCCGTCGAATACTTTACTTGATTGAAATTTTCCCATATCTTTAATTTAAACTAATTCTTCCCCTATTCCAACTATTTCTGCTAAAAATAGACCTATAAAGCCTAATTCAAACATACCAAAGAAGCCAAAAGCACATGCTCCTAGCCTAATAGCTGATTTTAAAAATGAAATTCTTTGGTGAAGTTTCGGATCAGGTATTTTCTGTCCGTCGATCTCAATAGAACCTTTTTGTTTTTTAAACTCCGTATCTTTATACAGAGTATTTGCTTTTTTACTCATATTGGTGTTTTTAAAGTGGTGCTACGACACTATAGTCTTATATTACTTATAATATAATAAAAAAAGGGATAGTAAGCAACTATCCCCTTAGTTTTTTTTAAATTATTTTTATGCTAGTAATGCTAATAAAGAACCTGTAAAGTCATTGTAGTTTGTTGACCCTGTTAATGCAGCTCTTAATTTTGCTTTGCTAACATAATTTAATTCAATAGAAGCTGATGGTACAAATGTGTAAGCATCCTGCTCTAAATCGTGAATATCGTTATGATTTTCTGTCCACGATTGTGCTATAGAAGCAGACAGCATTGTAAATGAACCTGTAATGTCAGCTTTTAAAGCGTATGAACTTGTTGCTGCTAATAGTCCTAGTTGCGAACCAGATAATGCAGCTATATCGTCATTGTTGTTACTTACATCGGTTTGTAGAATTGCTATGTCATCTACATTGGCAGTAGTCACGACTGCAAAAGATGCTGAAACTGCATCTAGCTGTGCATCAGTAGCATACTCACTATCTATAGAGGAACTAAAACTTTCTAAGCTTATAATTCTAGCATCTAAAGAAGCTGTAGCTGTATATAATTCATCTTCAGAAGCATATATATTATCAAATGAAGAACTAAAGTTTAATAGATGTGCTGTTTCTAAAGCAAGTGATGAAGACACACTATCTAGTTGTGCGTCTGTAGCATAATAGTTGTCTAAAGAAGAACTAAAGTGATCTAATCTAGCTATAGATTCCGAGACATTGCTATATCCTGCTATCGATAATTGACCAGATTCTGCTTTAATATTTCTAATTGTGACAATGTCATTATCTGCTGATATTTTGCCAGTGGTATTTATATCATCAGAAGCATATATAGTACCGGTTACCGCGATTCCATTAGTAGTAGTTGAGAATTTTTTAGCATTATCATAATAAAGCTCAATAGGACCATCTTTTGTAAACTTAGCAAAAGTTTCTCCCAATTGTCCTGATTTGATTTCAACTTCATTATCTGAAACTATTAATAGATCTCCAGATCCTTTTTCCTGTATATGTGAATTTCCAGCTACATCTGAGAATATATCTAGTTTGCTATCTATTGCAATTTTTCTACCTGCTGTGGCAAGTATTATATCTCCATTGGATACTGTTACTGTACCTTCTTGATCAAGAGTACCAATTCTAGTATAGTCTCCTTTTTGACCAGTATCTCCATTGTGATCTATATCACCAAGTAAAAAAGTACTACCTGTAATTGATAAATCTCCTTTAAATTTACTATCTGCATTTACATAGAAAGGATAGTCAGCTTCTTCTTTTAGATTTGCTCCTAATTTAAATCTACTTGAAGAAGGATGGTTAATCTGTATTCCTGCATATCTGGTAGGAATACCAGATTCTACTTTATAGTAGTCTTCTAATTTAATATGTTCTCCATTACCACCAGCTACTCCATCTCTTCCTGCTTCAGAGATACTAAATTTATTATTATAAAAAGTAGTATAGTTTACGTTTGAAGACGTAGTTTCTGCTGCTAATTGAAGACCGTGTAAACCTTCTGTATCAGTCGGTAGTACCTCTAACAATCCTCCTCCGTTAACTCCCTTTTGAAGATTTATATCGTCTCCTAGAGTTATAGATTTATTAGAATCTAATCCTCCACTAACAAATACTGAACCTGTGAAGTTATGTAGATCATCTGCAGAATCTCCAAACAGAGTAGAACCTGATCTGTAGATGATTGATGTTTGTACTTTTTCCGTTATAAATTGTTCTGCAGTTACATCTCCTGTAACTATCAGACTGCCGGATAGACTTACTATCTGTCCGCTTATCGGTTTAATGCTATTTACTCTAATTCTACTCATCTTATATAAATATGTCTATTAATCTGTTAATGCGTATTTTACTACGTAAACATCAGAATTTTGTGATATAAATAATTCTCCGTTTACTTCTGTATCGTGAAACAATCTCATATTGTAGTTAGGCGGTACTACTGTTGATGGTATAGCTTTAGGAGACATGAAATAATTCGAATCAACCGAATTAGCTGTTAGTCTATGCTGCACTGTAGAACTTCCGTTAACTACTGTGTTACCATTTGTTGTTAATGAACCAGTAACGTTTAAGCTACCTGTTATACTATGTTTGTCATCTAATGTATCTCCGAACTGTGTCGAACCTGATTGGTATATTACTGAAGAAGATACTATTGATGTATTAAACTGGTTTGCAGTAAGTGTTCCGTCAATAGTAACGTCACCTGTGACGTCTATATTACCTACTTGATTGGTATCTCCTGTCAGGTCATATGTACCAGTTTGGATAAAATTACCTTCCTGTACTATACTCCCGGAAATAGCTATATCTGTACTGCCTGTAATATTTACTGCTCCAGTTAATGTAGTATCTCCTAATAAGGTAAAATCTCCTGCCTGTGAAGTGCTTCCTGTTCGGATTAATACTCCGTTTTGAATTATACTACCTGAAATATGTATGTCTGTACTTCCTGTAATTGCAACTTCTCCTGATAATGTTGTTACACCAGTAGAGGTTAAAGAACCTGAGCTTATTAAACTTCCTGTTATGCTCGATTTACCTATTAGTGATGAATCTCCTGAAGTTTCACTATTTCCTACACGTTTTAAGGTTCCTGTTTGTCTTAGTCCACCCTGTATGTCAAAATCACCTATATTATTGAACCGTCCAGTGTGATCTGTACGTCCTGTTTTTGCAGTATCTCCTACTTGAGTAAACTTACCTGTTTGTTCGGTATCACCTGTATGTTTATATAATCCTATATGAGAATTAATCCCAGTATGTGTAAAATCACCTTCAAGATCATAATCTCCTTTTTGATCCGAATCTCCTAGTAGTTCTATACTTCCGGTTTGTTCAATGTTTCCAATTAAACTGTAATTACCTGTTTGATCAATATCCCCGCTAAGGTTTATGCTACCAATTTGTGTAGTATCCCCAACTTGAAAGGTACTTCCTGTAATAGTTAAATTTCCTACTAAGTTTTCACTGCCGGAAATTAAAAGGCTACCTGTAAATGTATGGTTATCATCTTGAGTATCACCGTACTTAGTAGAGCCGGATTCATATATAATAGAAGAAGTAACCTGTGTTGCTATAAATCTTCTTGCAGTTACAGGTCCATCTACATTTAGGCTTCCTGTAACTTCAAGCACGCCACTGACGGTAAGATCGGCCATTGAGCCTGATAGGATTCTTCCGTATCCGTCTTGTAGTATTCCTTTATCAACTTGAACTATCCGTTGATAAGTTTTATTAATCTTATTGCTGGTAAAATCTGCCATGTATACACTTATATTGTATAAATAGCTGAATAATCTGATTTAGTAGTGATTTATTAATCAGTAAAATTTAGTGGAGAATATCGGAGTCGAACCGATGACCTCCTGCGTGCAAGGCAGGCGCTCTAGCCAGCTGAGCTAATCCCCCTACCTGTTAAATAGTTCGGTTTCTTCTTGCACCGTCCCAGTACACTTTTCTTGACTTGCCTAACATAGCATATCTACTTACTCTCTGATTAACTTTTGCTCTTTCAGAGTTTAGTTGGGTGTTTCCATTGTTTGAATCTTGTGATTGCATTACTGACTTATTGGTTAAACATTAATTTATACATAGTCAGCAAGTACTTTTTCAACATGAGTTTTTGCTACTTCGTAATCAACCACTCCAGTTTCATCCTCATACTGTACAGGATCTTTTCTCCCCAAAGCAATAAAAGCCTCAATCCTCTCAACACTAGAAGCAGACTTATAATCGGAATTTCCACTAGGATAGGGTTTGTACGATGTATTAGTTCTCTTATAAACTTCATCAAAATCAATACCTAAAATTTCACATAATTTTTCTCCATCTTGTAGAATACCAAATTTATCAGTATCTAAATAAGGTGTAAAGTAACCTACTCTATCTGCATCCCAGTTTCCAATTCTAAAAGCTGCATCATCTGCATCTCTAAATTCTTGTCTACAATCAGGATAAACTGCATGATCACCAGCATGAATACCTAAAGCAATATCACAAACGTCTTCTGTTCTATTTGCTACAGATAATGCAACTGCTTGAGTAATTGAAGCAAACATTTTGTTTCTATTAGGAACAACTGTTTCTTTCATATTATCTTGCTCATAATGTCCTTCTGGTACATCATCCCCACCTGTAACTAAAGCTGAGTCTAATAAATCTACTAGACCATCAAGTTTAATTTGACGATAATTTATTTTGTGTCCTTTACTTGCAAGGTAATCAATTAATGATTGAGCTCTCTCTAGCTCTACTCTGTGTTTTTGACCGTAATCAAATGAGATACCAGTTACGGTATCATACTTCTCGATAGCTCTTAACAATAGGGTGCTACTATCCATTCCACCACTTAAACTTACTACACAATGTGCCATAATTTACTTATTTAATTTTTGCCAGGTATTTTGCGTATAGGCTAACGCTTTTATTATTCCATTATTGAAGTTATCTTTGTCTGAATAGTTTTAAACTCCTCAACATATTCTTTAATAGAGTTATATTCCTTACTTTTGTTTAGCAGTTCTTCTGCTGCTTTTTTTAGAGCATTAGTAAAATTAGACGGGTAACAAATAGTTTTAATATACTCTGTGTCGTTATCCCCTTTAATTACTCTTTCAAATAAGGTGTATCCGCCTGTGTTAGAACGTGAAATAAAAAAAGGTTCTAGTGCTGGATCGGTAATGACCGTATCCGAGCTTGGAATTGAATCTGGTTTTCTTAACATAACTTTAATTTAGTATTAATTCTTTTAATTTATCTTCTTTTACTAGTCCAACTTCTTTGAGTACATTATCACCTTTTACTACAACGGTAGTAGGTATTGACTGTATTCTGTATTTAGCTGCTAGTCCTTGGGTATCGTTGTCAATATTTACTTCTATAAATTCAACTTCCTTACTTAATTCTTCAGATACCTTATCCCAGGTTTTACCGTATATTTTGCATGGACCGCACCAGGTAGCGTAAAACTTAATAGCTTTTGTCATCTTACTCCTTTAGATTTATAGTGTTTAGCTTTAGAAAATTTGGTTTGTTTCTTACTGTTAGATTTTTGATTCAACGTACCTAACCATTCCATAATTTGAATATAACGTTGCTTATTAGATGTTTTGGACATATCTTATTCTTTATTATAATATACGAATAATAAATGTTATTTCCAACTATACACTAATTTTTTTCTAAGTAGGATCAAAGAATTGTCCTCCTTGTCCGCTTCCGCTTGGATGGTAGAAACCAACTACAGGCTTAACCCATGCTATTGTATCGCTATGATGAGCTACAATTTCTCCTCCTACTTCACTTACAGTCCATACTCCTGGATTATTTACAGGGTCAAATTCTAGTCCGTTATACTCTCCTGCAAAACTATAGTATATTTGCCATCCATCCGATGGATCCACAGTGTGAGGTGGAGTACCAGTAGATTCGTTCCAAATTGCAACTCCAAATATCATGTCTAAACTAGAGGTTGTTTCTACAACATAGGATAGAGTAACTGCCAAGTATTCAACTTCATTTGCATCAAAACTATATACACTCGGTGGGTTACTATCTATATCGGTACCGTAATTAACTTCGTATGCTAGATCTACTGTGCTTGCTCCTCCTGCTAAATTACCATTAGAACCAATAAGTTTAGAACCTGATAAGCATTGCCAGTTATAGTATCCGTCAAAATATCCAGAATCCTCATTTTTAATATTATCTGTACCCTGTTGTCTGTTTACCTGTATTGGATCTACTGACCAATTTTCATTTGCACCACTATCTGGCTCATAAAGACCTGTTCCTGATATTGAATCTTTTGAGACTGAATCATTTGAATCACTTGATATTGCTGCCATATCGAAGTCTAATCTCAAATTATAAAGACTATAAGAAAAATCTCTTGTTGCAGGTACTACGTTTACTGTTCTTACAACTTCGGTTGCTGCATTACCTTCTGAGTCAGATACGTTATATTTGACTGTGTAGGTTCCTGTAGTGGCTGTGTTAACACTGGTCGTTGTAGTTATATTTCCGGTAATATCACCATCGTAGTTATCACTTGCTGTGGCACCTGCATCTGAATATGTAGTCCCTTGTGCTACATCTATAGGTGAATTACCTAACATAGTAATAACAGGGGCAGTCGTATCTATAATATACACGTTAGTAGTTTTCTCTACTGCTGAATTTCCTGATGAGTCGTCAACATTATACCTAACCGTATAGGTACCGATCACTGCTGTATTCACTGGGTTAGTGAGTACTATGTCTGCTGTTATATCGCCTTCTTCTGTATCTGATGCTGAAACACCTGCTAATGCTTCTACTCTACCAAATGTACCTCCAACTTCTACTGTATAGTCTACTTTATTTCCACTTATGATTGGGATGTTATTAGCAACTACGTTTACTGTTCTTGTTACTTCTGTAGCTGAATTACCAGATGCATCATCAACATTATACCTTACTGTGTAAGTACCTAAATTAGATGTATTTACTGGATTTGTTGTTATTATATCTGAAGTGATATTTCCTTCATATGCATCTTGTGCTGTTGCACCTGCATCAGTGTAGGTCTGTCCTTGGTATACTTGAATAGATGAAGTACCTTGTAAAGTTATCACCGGTGGTGATGTATCAACTACGTTTACTGTTCGGGTTGCTTGTGCTGTATTGCCTGCAGAATCACTTACATCGTAGACAACTGTGTATGAACCTGATACTTGATCATTAACATTATTTGTAACAGCTATAGAAGTAGTAAGATTCCCATCAACTGTATCACTTGCTGTTGCACCTGCATCGGTGTAGGTATATTTAACTTCATGTGTATGTGGATTATTGCCTGTTATCGTAATAGTAGGTGCATCTGCATCTACATTTGTTATATAAACAGTAGCATTACCGTAGGGCGAACTCCCTTGGAAAAAGTAAGTATTACCAGAGCTATCGTAAGGGCTTGAAAAGGCAGACCCAGTAAATACTCCGTACATGTCCCATCCTCCTGCTAAGTTTACTCTAATACTTTCAGTAGGTTCAGCTAATGCATCTGTAAGTATTGAAGCTGATACTGAACCTGTATTGTTATACATTGTAAATCTATCACTGGACATAGTAAAGTCTGTATTCAAAGAAGCAGTAGTTCCAATAGTGTTGATATCGTACATAACTTCTGTTCCATCTGCTACATTTTGACTTAATAATGTCCATGTAACAGTGCCTCCTTCATTCACAGTCGTCTTATCAGGTGTTAATGATAGGTATGATCTAGAAGTATCTTCAATTCTTAAATTTTTAATGATTGAACCGAATGGGTTCTTAGAAACACTAGTTGCAAGTAGATTACCTGCACTGTCATAGTACGGAAATGCAGTTTGAACTGTTTCTCCATAATCTGTAAGTTGTAAGTAAACCTGTTCTAGTATTGTTTCGCCTTTTTGGTCTTCGATAGCTGTCACAGTAATTGAACCAGTGTTGTTCATCATTACAAACTCTGTATTCGATAGTGTATAATCCTCGTTTATTATTGCATCTTGGTTTGATGACGTATAAAACGATACTTTAGTACCGTCATCTATGTATTCAGAATATAGTACAAAAGAACCAGTAGCAAATTGACCGGATTCTACTATCGAACCTGAGTAAACAACTTGCGGTGGAAAAAACCCAATTGCTTCAAATTTAATATATGAACCAGAATTAGGGTAAGTAACTTCTACATCAACAACTCCTGTACCTACATTGCCGTATTGGTCTGTAAAAGTAATATCCGAAGTATATGTATTACCAGAACCGGATGTAGTAGTTGACATGTCTAGTCCTAAAGTTAAATTACCTGAATTGTCTACAACTACTGCTGGATTAGAAGATGTATAGGATTGTACAGCCTGACCTCCTATGTTAGGAGAATAAATTACATCTAATGAAGCTGATACTCCTGATCCGAATCCTTTTGTTGCTTCGTATCCTAGGCCTGTTAGTCCTGTTTCGACTACAAAGACACTATTATTTCTTAGTATACCTGTAGAGGAACCTTGCAAACTAAATGAATGGTCTGCTGTTCCAAAAGCATGATTATCTGCAATACTTGCAGTAAACTCATAATCTAATGATGTAAGATTTTGATTAGCTTGAATATAGTAGACTCCTCCGTCTCTTACTGCATTTAATTCTCCTGATGGATCGATAAATGTAAAAGAATCGTAATTTATTGGGTCTCCTTCTGTATCACTTATAGAAGCAGTTACTAATGTTGCACCAGAAACAGCTAAGTTACTAAATAGGTTTACTGTATGGTTGTTATAGGTGATAGTAGGTGGATAATTTTGTGCAAATCCTACATTTATAGTATGTGTTTCTTCATTTTTACTAAACCCATGTTCATCTTCAATTCCTATATCAAAAGAATAAGCACTAGCTGATAGAGGGTTTAGTGCGTAAATATAGTAAACATCTCCCGCTTTTACATAATCTAATTGCCCTGATGTATCGGTAAATGTAAATGAACCGTGATCTATACTATCTCCTTCTATATCGTTAAATGAAGCTGTAACTAATCTAGCATTTGCTATTGCATAATTCGTATCAAAAGATGAAACGTGATTATCAAATATTATATCCGGTGCAGTATTTTCTGTAATCTGCAATGTAAAGTCTAAAGAAGAAGTATTCCCGAACGTATTTGTTGCAACTACCTTACTAGCTATAGTCTGTGGGTGAGAAAAGCTTGATCCTGAGATATCAGATCCAAGTGTTACATACCCTGAAGAGTCTATTTCTAATTTAGAAGTCGGTGTAACTGACCATGTAGTAGGTGTTTGATCTGATTCGAATTTTACTCTAGTACCTGAATATCCGTTAGAACTTAGGTATATTGAATCGTTTTCTACTGCTGATTCAATTACATATGCGAAAGAAGATGTACCCAAACCTGTAATTGTAGCGGGGCTTGTATCTGCTGTTACGTTAATTACTATATTTATAACGTGTGTTCGTCCTATCGAACTAGTTCCCGTAACTGTGGCATAAAATTTGTCTCCTGCCACAAATGATCCGTCAATGTCTTGGTTTACTGTTAGGGTTCCTGAAGAGTCTATTGAAAGAGCGTTGTATGGAGTTGAAGTAACAGACCATGTAACTGGTAAGTTAGCAGTGAATGTTGCTAAGGAACCTGTTACCCCGCTAGGATCATCATAAACTGAATCTCCTAAGAGTGCTGTTTCAACTACATATACATTATTATCTCCATCTCCTGATACGTATACAGTTTGTCCGTCTTGTACTACCGGAATAGTGATTAACGCAGTTGATGTACCCTCGTTATAATCATCATCAGCTGTTACCTGATAAGTATATGAATCTATTATTCTATGATTGAGGTAAGATCCAGATTTTTTAGTAATCTGTCCTGTAGAAGATATATTAAATGCATCCGCTGTTGGATCGTTAAACCCTGTTCCTGCAAAAGATCCTGTTGATAAGCTTTTGCCGCTATAGCTAATAGAGTGTAGTGAAATATTAATAAACGAAATTGCATCAGAGTCTGGGTCTGAGCTTATAATTTGTCCTACTATTGCTCCGTCAGCACTATTTTCACCAAAATTAGACATTGCTTGGTCGAGTACTGTTGGTTGTAAATTATCTATTACATCTATTCTTACTGGAAGTAGTGTTGTATCGGTTCCGTCACTAACACTAATAGACATACTATATGCTGTTTTGCTTTCGTAATCTAGTGAGGAAGTAACTTGCTGGAAAGTTATATGGTCAGAATTTTCAGTAAAAGAAAAGTGATTATCTGGGTCAGGGTTTAGAGATACTGTTAGGTCGTCACCATCTAGATCTGAGAAGTAGAATTTAGCTATTTCTTCCGGACCTCTATTTTCATTTCTGGCTCTAGTAAATTGAATTACAGTAGAACCGTCAGGTGCTCCTAACTTAAAAAGAGGTTCATTATTAACATACTTAACGAACCAATTAGTTGAATATGCCGTTGTACCGTCTATACTTCCAGATGCTACGGTTACTGTAGTATTCGTGGATAGTGCTGGGCCTGTTCTGTTAACATTATCGAACCAGCCTTCAAACACATAAGGAGGTGTAGGTGTAGCAGTTAATGTAAAAGTATTGTTTATTGCATGGTTATTTGTAAAGTTACTTGAAGTAATGTCATTATCACTTGTAACACTTCCTGAAAATTGTCCGTCATAATCTACTTTTCCAAACCTACCAGGCTGTATAGAGTATAAAATATCATTATCTGTAAATTCTCCTGAAATACTCCCAGAACCAATATTAGTACATACCTTACATTCTGCACCTTCGCAGTCATCTTCGGGTAAATTTACTACTATAAACTGATCTACTGAATCTTGAACTTGAAATTCGATTCCTTGGGCCAGATCGGCGCCAGTAAAAATTCCACTTGACGATACCGGTGTTGTTAACAGGTTGCCGTCAACTTTAGTAGTATGGTATATTTTACATATACGAATATCCGAAGATATCGACCGATTTTTTATTCTAACTGTCTTCATTTAATATAAATAGTTATCTATAACTTTTAACGTTCTACCGGTGTTTAGCCATCACAGGATAAGCAATCCTCAGATGTCCTAGAACCTATATCTCCATTAATTACCGAATCGGTTCGCAAGTAATAGAGTGTTTTTACACCGAATCTCCATGCTGCTTGGTGTACTTCATTAATAAACTTTGGGCTATCTGTTGGATCAAATGCTAAATTTAATGACTGTGTTTGGTCAATGTATTTCTGCCTTGCTCCTGCTTGTTCAACTAAAGCCAATTGATTTATTTCTGCAAATGTAAGGAATATAGGTTTATCTTCTGCAGGCATTATGTCTTCGGGTAAATTTGCTATAGAACCTCTATCTCTCATAATCTGGTCCCATACTTCATCAGTATTTGATCCTGTTTCGTCTAAATAACTCTCTAACGCAGGGTTTTTTCTTATAAAAGTTCCTTTTGCAGAGTTAAATGTATATATGTTAGCCGGTACTGGTTCGATTCCTGCGGATACCCCTCCTGATATCGTACTATTGGATACTGTTGGGGCGATAGCAAGTAAATGACTGTTTCTCATGCCTGTTCCTTTACACCATAGCGGCTCACCGTATTCATCTGCTAATTTACGTGATGCATTTTCTGCTTTTTGTTTTATATCGGAGAATATCTGGTGAGTAAATGAGGTTGCAGCAATAGAATTAAAAGGAACTCTTTCGTTCTGTAAAAATGTATGCCATCCTAGTACTCCTAACCCGATTGCTCTTCCTTTTTTTGCTGATCTATGAGATCTGATTAAAGAATCCCTTCCAGATGTTTTTGCTAAAAACTCTTCTAGTACTCCGTCCAGAAAATAAATGGCTGTTTCTACTAAATCTGTATTTTTCCATTCATGCCATTTAGTTAAGTTTACAGAAGATAGACAACATATGAAAGAATGTTCTTCATCTGTGTGAAGCGTAATTTCTGAGCATATATTAGTCATCGTAACGTCTAAGTTATTCTTTTTATATGCAGGAGGATTAGCATTATTGACAGTATCCTTGAACATAAGGTATGGTTCTCCTGTTTCAACTCTAGATTTAAGTATTTTCACCCATAGTTCCATAGCCTCAGGGTCTCTATGCTCTAATTTTTGCATAAAGGCATCATCCACTACAACACATTGATGTAAGTTAAGACACTGTCTATTAGGATCTCCTTTAGGTCTTCTTATCTCTAAATATTCCGAAATATCTGGATGATTTATATCTAAATTAACAGAAGCTGCTCCTCTCCTCACAGCTCCTTGGTTAGTAGCTATAATAGTAGAATCATAAATCTTAGCCCAAGGAACAATACCCTCTGACTGACCTACTTCATTACCGATTTTTTCTCCTCTACCTCTAACCTTAGATAGACCAATACCTACACCACCGCCTAAGGATGTCAATCTCATTAATTCAGCATTAGTTAATCCAATACCGCGTATCGAGTCGGGTGTATCGATACCAAAACATGAAATTGGCAATCCTTTGTCAGTGCCGGTATTTGAAAGTACCGGTGAGGCTAAGTTCAACCATCCTTTCCACATATACCTAAAGAATTTATTCTCTAGATCTGGACGGTCTAATCTTTTTGCTATAGTAGAAGCTACTCTTCTATATGCAGATTTTACGTTTTCTCCTTGTCCTAAGTATCCTTTAGATATTGTTGCTATTGATACTTCATTCATCCATTCTGGGTAATCTTTTCCGGCTACCCATTCAGTTGTGTCCACTATTAAACTCATATACCTTTATTTTAAAATGCTGTTGACCAATCTAAGTGCCCTTTAGCATAATTCGTAACTCTATTAGCGAAAAAGTCTGTTTGCTGTTTTCCTGCAATTACAGCGTCAAACCATTTCATTGTCTTTAATGCGCCTTTATCGATATCTTCTGCAGGGATTATAGGCTTTAATCCTAAATCGGCCATTTTTGTGTTTACTCTATGCTTAATGAAGTTTTTTAATTCTTCCTTACTTAAGTTATCTAGATCTCCCATTTCAAAAATCTTATCTATAAAATCAAACTCTAATTTTACAGCACCATATGCAGCTTCTTCAATATCTTTTATAAGCTCCGGTGTCTTAAATTCTGGATGTTCTTTCATAAGAGTTCTAAATAACCAGCATCCTGCTTCTGAATGCAGTGATTCATCTCTTACAGACCATTCTACTATCTGTCCTACACCTTTAAGAAGGTTTCTCATTTTAAAAGACAGTAACACAGCAAAGGAACTAAACAAGTTAACTCCTTCTGTGAAAGCAGAAAATATAGCGAGAGAGACAGCTCTTTGATGCCAGTTAGGGGTACCGTCGTGATTGTCTCTAACTTCCATTAACGATTCTATCTTAGCCATCGTAGCTTCATCTTCTAAAAATTCAGCAAAGTTATCTAATCCTAATTGTTCGTTAAGAAGTGAATAAGCTTCAGCATGAATAGTTTCTGAAGAGCCTAGTGTAGTACCCATCATAATAACTTCTGGTTTTCTAAACCATTTAGTAACTAATGTTGACCAGTAGTCGTTTACGATCGTTTCTGTCTGTGCAAATCCTTTTAGAATTCCTCCTACTACATTTTTTTCATGTGGCTTAAGGTTACTAGCCCAATCTGTAACGTCTTGTGCCATTGGTACTTCAGTATGTAACCAATGTGCTTGTTGTTGCTTTAACCAAAAATCATATGCTTTTGGATATTCAAATGGCTTGTAAACGATGCGTTCTTTTAAAAGGCTCATATATCTTTATATATTTTTTTATTAATTAGACAGAAAAGTCCTCGAGATTTACTATCTAGTTCCTCGAGGACGCTTAGATAAATAGCATATATATTTTGGTTTTTACCAAACTATTTACAACTTTTTATCAAAAATTTGCGACATAGTTTCGCGTGACAAAGTAAAGTTAGGAGCATCGTTGTCCTTTATAAGATCCTCAGGATTTGCCTTTCCTTCAAATTCTATATGACCGTTGTTTGTATCCATTTTTAAATTATATGTCATTCCATCCTGACCGTATCTGTTTTTCATAACATGCCATCTTCCGGTCCCTAGTACTTTATCTTCTTTCATTCTTGACAATGAAAAACACATATCTGCTACCATCATTTTATCGTAACTACCTGCTGCTTTGTCTCCTTCAATAACCGAATCTTTAGCACCCATTCTATTAACTTGGGAAGGAGTAATGACTGGAATTTTAAATTCTTTAGCTAATCCTTTAGTCGCTATAAATACATCATCTATCTCGTCTTTTCGTTCTGAGAATTTACCTTTAGAGGGTGCTCGTAAGTAATCAACGTAATCTATAACTACTAGGTCTGGTTTATGATCCATATCAATACACTTCTGTATATGTGATTTTATAGTATTGACTGTAGCACCTTTAGGAGCATATTCCTTAACAATCAACTTACCTTTTAATCCATCTACATATGATTGTACATCTTTACGGTGGTTATTTACTTCATCGATAGAGTACCCTGTAAAGTAGCAATCAAATCGCTTACCTACATAGTCCTCTCCTAGTTCCAAAGTATAGTAGTTAACTTTATAACCCATCTTAACTGCATGTGCTGCCATTGCTACACAAGTCCAACTCTTTCCACCACCAGGGTTACCGAATACGATAGCTAAATCTCCTGGTCCAAATCCTCCTTGAATACCTTCATTGAGAACAGGCCAAGGAGTTGGTATTGTAGGACGGTAATCAACCCTATATCGACTTTCTATGTCTACATTATATTCATGTCCTATATTCTTATCCATACCAGCTCTCATAGCTTTTTCAACCATATTTCTTATTCCGTCAAAATCTCCTTGTTTAAGAAGGTCTGCGGAACTTAAAATGGCTTGTTTCATTTCCTGGTTCTTACAAAAAGTTGTAAACTCTTCCTGTACGTAATCTAAATCATCTTGAGATGCTTGATATGAATTTCGTAATTCTTCTTTAAGTGCTACTTGGAGTACTTCGTTTTCTAACTTCTGAAGCTCTACTTTAAGAACGTCCATAGTAACGGTAGTGTGGTACTTATCAAAATAAGATATAATTTCATTTACAATCCATTTATGAGTATCAGCGTCAAAGTAATCTTCACTTAATACATCTCGTACATTTAGTAGAAACTTTTTATCTGTAAGTAATGAACCTAACACTTTAAGTTGGAACCCCTTCCCGTATTGCTGTAGCGATTTTAATGTCATATTGTAACCTTTTATTTAATATAGTTAATTATAAGTTAATAACCAACTAGATGAATACATTTTTTTTTACTATTTTTTTACTGTTGTAAGCCCTCTAAAGTTTTCTAACCAGCCTTCAGTATTCTTTGTAATGCCCTCTATTTTATCTAATCCTAACAAATGTAAGAACCCGCCAGTCTGTATACCGGGGATAGGTGCTTTTATAGTTTCATTAACTACTTCTTTTTCTTTATCGTCTAAATCAGAAATACTTAAATCCATTAGTGTATAATTAGTCTCTACTCTATCCCACTCTGTTAAGATTTTAGGAAATATCTTCTTTACTTTCTTTTCATCTAGCTTGGAAGCACATGTATCATATACATACTGCAGGTTAGATTTAGGATTAGTTAGAAGTTCAGGGAATTCGGAAACTATTGTTTTTATACCTAAACCTTTCACCCCCGGTAAATTATCTGAGTTATCTCCTAGTAGTGCTTTTACTACATTATAATTTTCTGGAAGAACTTTTAATTCCTCGAATATATTATCTTGAGTAAATGTTTTTTTCTTAACTGGAGCATATACCTCTATAGTATCGTCTATTAACTGTAGGAAATCCTTATCTGAAGATATGATAGTACATTTTTTAACCGAAGATATAGAAGCTTTTTGAGCTATATATGCTATAATATCATCAGCTTCTAATTTCTCTAACCCTATTTGGTGTACTGGTAAGCATTCAAGATAGTCCTGTACTCTGTACAATTGACCGATAAGGGCTTCTGTTTCTTCCTCTTTGGTATCGTATAATCCCCAATGTGTAATTCTTGAGGTCGCACGTTGTGCTTTATAGTTAGGATCAATATTTTTACGATTTGCAGATCCTCCCTTACCGTCCCATACTACTATAACTCTTGTTGGATCAAAAATTCTAGTCACATACCCTAACGATCTTAAAAACCCAACCAGGCCACCGATGTGGTGGCCGTCGGGGTTCATCGCTTTGAGTAATGAAAATGATCTAATGAGCATATTCATAGCATCAACAATCAGTATGTGATCGTTTAGCGATCGGGGTGGGGTCTGTTTTAAATTATTTAGAATGTCATCGTACGCCATTAATCTAGTAAGTTTGGAGTTATAGGTGTTTCTTCTAAATCTCCTTCTTCAATAAGATCAAAGTCTATAGAACCGACTAACTTCAGCCAATGTTCTTTATGAGCATCTCTATATTTATCAATTGCTTTCTTATCATCTTCTATAAAGCCGTGTTGAGTCATTACAATTCTACCTCTAGATTGAACTCCTCCGATATGATTCTTCTCTACTTGAACGTTAGTACGTTTAGCAAATTCAACTTGCATACCATTTTTTATAGCCTTAATCTTAGAAGTACCAGGATTAGTGATATTACCAAATGTAATAACTAACGTAGCATCATACCACATAGACATACCTCCTTTATTCTGTAATTTCGGTTGTCCCATTGGATGTTCTGGTTTCATAGTCCAGACTTTATTAATAGCAACTAAAGTGTTGGTATAAGCGGCATTCTCTTTTCTCGATAATAAAATTTTCTGATTAAGGTTATTACCGAACTGAGTAGACATAGCACCTGCATTCCATTCGTTATTGTTCTTGTTAGAACGTACTGAAAGGTCGCATGGTACTGAGCCTATACTATCCCAGAAGAAACACATATCGTAAGGTAGATTACCTTTTGCTTGTTCATCCATTAGGTCTGCAATATAAACTGCTACATCTTCAATAGTATTGAGTTGACCTCTATCGGCATATAAGAAATGTCCTTCGTAATCGGTAACATTACCCTTGTCATCAGTAGTTTCTTCAAATTGAAGACCCATTTCCTTGGCATGATCCCATGACCATTTCATCTCAGTAATAATAAAGACAGGTAGTATGCCCATTTTTTGAGCATTAACTGCTGCTTCTATTAGAGCTGTTGTTTTACCGGTATCACTATGTCCTCGTAATAACGTAATATGACCAGTGGGGATGCCAGGTAGTGAGGTAATGTCCTGGAAAGCTTTAGATAAAGGAATCCATCCTTGTTCTTTAAACTTTACCGAAGCATTAGAAAAACCTTTCTTCTTTTTAAAATTCCCTAAATTAAACGACTTCTGAACTGCAGCAGTCGCTCTTGCTTGTACTTCTTCTTTTTTCTTTGCCATTATTCATTAAATAAGTCATCAAATTTACTAACTGTGTCTTTGTTGCCAGCCGTAGCTGTTTCCAAAGTAAAGTCTGTTTTTTGTTGACCTAAGCTTTCTGGCAGTTTATCATCTGTTTTAGTCGCAGGAGTACTTTCTTCTGCTGAACCTGGGTTAAGATAATTTTGAAGTTGTTTTTTAATAAACTCATAATCATACTGAGTATGTACTTCTGTAGGATTAGGTTGAGTTTTTAACCAAGTATCTACTTGATCATTATTATCCGATAGTGGAGTTTGTTTAGGTTTAATTCTAACCGAAGTTTCGGGGTAAGGGTTACCCTGTACTTGTTCTACAACTAAATCCCATCCGTTTATTACATCTGTAATGTCTCCTATATCTTCATCGGCAATTAGAGCAAGGAGTGCTCTATAAATCGTTACTCCGAATCCCCAAATACGTACACCTTTTTCTTCTTCTCCTCTTACTACAACAGGAGCAAAGATTCGTGTTTTAGGGTTAATTTTACCTGCTAGAGACCAATTGTCTTTATCAGATGTTTTTTTAAGCTCTTTTACAAATTCTTCAATAGGGTCTTGCTTACCAAAATTAGATAAAGCTACCATAGGGTACTTTCCAATACCGTAGTGGAACTTTAACTCTTTGAAAGGCATAGCAGGGTCGAAAGCAGATGGTACTAACCGTACTGTCTGTTTTCCTAATTCAGGTTTCCAAAAGATTTTTGAGTAGTCTGTTTTTTCTCTCTCCTGACCATTAGAGTTTAAGGCGTCTAGTTTAGCCTTGATAGCGTTAATATCCATATTGTAACATTTTTAATTTAAAACATTTATTATTAATACAATATACGAACTATAATTTAGTTTTCCAACTCTATTATACGAAAAAGTTTTGTATTAATTCTTTTTAATTCTGATCCTTTAGTAAGTAGTACGCAGTTGCGGTAATCTGACCAGTTGATTCTGTATGAAGTGTCTAATCTTCCGCCATTCAATTCTTTTATAAGAGTATTCAGTGCGTTGATTGTATACAGAGTATTGGATTCTTTCTTTCTATGAACTAAAATTGTATTATCTATAAAGTTAGATATATTTGCAAAATCTACATTATATGTACATATGTATTCATCTTGGCTTTTTGAATAAAGCACAAAAATCTTATTGTACATAATCGAGTACTTCTCTTTTATAACCTGTAATGTAGGTTCTAAAGTTTCTTCAGTGGTAAAAGTGCAAAATAATTTATTGCTCATATCTTCGTTAATCCATAATGGTTCGATATCATAATCAAACCGACTTTCTATAACATTTGTCATTTTATATAAATATAAGTTATTATCATAAACTTAAATCTTTACTGTACTTAAAAGATACTGGGTATTTGCCACCTTCTTCCATTATAGATTTAATGTTTTCTAGTGTATCCTTACCGTCCTCTTTGTCAAAATCCATAATAATAGAATCGTACGTGTATAGACTTATAGTTGTTTTTTTAGTCTGTAAATATTTTAGTAATTTTTTTAATACTACTATGTTTCTAGAAGTTTCTAATGATTGCATTACATAATTCATTAACTTCTGTGGGTTCATTGCTTTTAAAGATGCTGTGAAAGGTTTTCCACTAATTGGTGCCAGGACTTCTCCGTCATCTTTGTATCGTTTCCATAACTCTTTGATATAATCATCAATTCTTGTAAAGATTTCAAGGAAAGAGTACTTTTCTGGGATTTTTCCATAAATTGCGTGAAAGTTAATTTGTTTTGCTTCTTTGTATTCGTCATCTGTAATTTCTTTTTTGTTAAAGTATAATCTTGCTAGCTGTTTATGAGCCGAGTCTGATGTTAGTGCATATTCTATTTGCTCTGCTAGTAACCTTAAGTGGTATCCGTCAAAGTCAAATTCTACAAAATAATCGTTAGCTGGGGTAAAACATTTTCTATGTTCTTCCGTGTGAGGTATAGCTGCAAAGTTAACACTATTAAATGAATTAGTCGGTCTTGAGGTTGTATTGTATAAATTATATTGAGTTAAAACTTTATTGTCTAATGTATTATATAGCGTATTTTTTGGTTTAAATATAGAATTAAAAGCATCGTATTTAATACCTACCCCTGATTGTTCTAATAAAAAGAATACGTTAGTAGCAGTTTTATTATAAAAATCAAATCCATTTGGTATCTCATAATCTATTACTTCTTTTATTGAGCTGTAGATATTCTCTGATACTTCGTATAGTTTACTTAGAGGTATTATTTGATTTATATTTGCAATATCGTTATACCTACTGTAAAAAGGGTTAATTAATTTATTCAATCTACTATATTCTAATTTGTCATATTTACTCATTGAATATAGAAGTGAAAGGTCTATTGCACCCTGTAGATTAAAGTGGTATAGAAGTTCTTTTTTATTTAATGTATACAGTTTCTCTGTAGAAGATAATATACTGTAGACACGTTCTTTATCAACATTGATACCTTCATCATGGTTAATTGGAATTATATAGCCTTTATCTGAATGTAGTAATTTTATGTATACTGCTACAGTTGAAGTAAGTTTTGGGTGGTAGTTGAAATTAGTGGGTATTATATCTACATAGCATCCTAACCTAATTAACTTCTCTATAGCATCTAAGCTATTATTTTTTTCTATTATATAAAACACTTAACTGTAACCTTTTAGTTAAATATAATATAAGAAAAATATTTTAAACTACAAACTCATCTAAAGCAAATAAGTATTCTTCTATTCCTTTGAATGCTTTTTTATGTTTATTTATAGTTTCTCTGTTTCTAGTAGCGGCTCCTTTATACAGATAGTTGTTATAGAGTGTATCTTCAACAGGACCTTCTATCCACCATTCCAATTCCAACCCCATATACGAAGGGTACTTTTTTAAATTGTTAAATTCTTTACGGTTTAGCTCTATAATCTTACCAGAGCGTTTATCTCTTGAGAAATACCTTTTAAATTTTTTACTTTCGTAATCTTTTTCAGTAGGTATTACTAAACTAGGTTGTGGTTTTAATTCTCTACTACTTTCTTTTTCTTTCTTCAGTAGTACACTTTCAAAAATTAATTGACGTCCTGCTTCTTTAGGGAACCTTCCTTCATATAATTCATCCTTATATGTAACAAAGTACTTTCCTTTATAAATTTCTTTAGTATCAAGCACAAGCACTTTTTTCGCTCCATCGGCGGCTGTAAAAGGTCCTTTATATTTTGATTTAGGTAAATACATTTTTTATTCTTGTGATAGTATTATTGCGTTAGCTTCTATAGTCGTGTACCACACGTTATTTGATATTTGGTGGGAAACATTGCTTATTTGAAATCCAACTTTTATTTTATCGGAGTAAGCAGAAGGTAATATTTGATCAGGTAATGTAAAATACTGAAGAGATTTCAAACCTCCAATTCCTATCATAGTCAAAGATACTTTAGCACCGATATGGCCCCTTTTAGGTTTAGTCTCCTTTAAGGTATCGTTTAACGCTTTCCTAATAATTGAAGTACCGTTTGCGTATGCTTCTGTAACCTTGGTTTCATCATATTTAAACTTAGAATATAACTCCTTAAACGCACCTTCCACTGTTGCTTTTGTCTCAGCTTCTGCTTTCGCTCTTTTTTGAGCATACTCAGTTATTTCTTCTCCTTTCTCATCTTCAAATCTAGATGATACTCCTTTATTAAATGCAGCTAAACCTGTTGAAGCCATCTTTCCTGCAGATGCCCCTGATATGATTGCTTGGCTTGTTATTAAGTTAATCATCGAATTGGAAAGTTCACTTTTAAAAGAGAAATCTGTTACAAATGAGGCTTTACCTCTTGGTGTTATCATTTTATATGTTTCTGGTTGTCCTTCAGGTCTTGGCAGTACTTGTAAATCTATTACCCTACTAGGTCCTAATTCTTTTTTTAGGTAAAAATCATTATAGAGTACAAATTCATTTATTCCTCCTAAACTTGCAGTTACCTTATCTAAAATGATATTCAAATATTCTCCAATACTTTTTTGTGATTCATTATTTTTTCCAGATGGCTCTACTACTTTTTTATAGTCTTGATATAAGAAATCAGTACATAACTGTATATCTAATATATCAGCAGCTGTCTTTTTATCTTTACTGAAACCTTTAATGGTAGTGGTTTTTAATCCAAAATCACCCGTCTGTTGGGGAAGTAAGCAGATATATGGATCTATGCTAAAATGATTATCGTAGGTTAAGTAGAAATCCTGTTCAGGTGTTGTATTAAACTTACCTTCGGGTACTATAGTTCCTGAGGAGGGACGGGGTAGGAAGAAGTAGTTTATCATCCCTAAGAAGAATCTCATACTAATGTAATTGAAATTTTTATTACCTGCTTCTTTATTTACATCAGCAAAACCTGCTCTATAGACTTTGAATTCAAAACTATCTCCTTCTGTGGATAATAGTTCAGTTATTCCATCCATTTGAGTTTTATATTTTTCAAGTCCAGAGTTGATAGGTCCCATATCGCATTCTTCTACGATATTATTTTCATCTGTGTTTTCTTGTTTACCTTTAGTATCAGCTTGTGATATCCTCTTTAAGATCCCACCGAAAGAACTCTCAGGGGTACTTTCAAATTCTACACCTGGGTCAAGTTTAGTACCGTCTTCGTGTTCTGTACCTCCATAAACTTTCTTGATAAATGTAGATACAGCCCCTTTACCTAAAAGTTGTATATCAACTGTATACCCATCTTTTTCGGCACTCCAATTATAATTCTTTATCATGCCAAGCATATAATCATAATTGTTCTGTGATGACTTTATAAGCTCACTGCCTTTTTCTTTTATTTTTTCTTCTTTTAAATCATCACCAGACGGTACTTCATCTGAAAATATAGTTTCTGGGTTGTATACTTTTTTGTCATCTAGTTTTGATTTATTACCTGTACCGTAAATAACATGACCCCATTCTACTAAACATTTGAAACCGGGTCTTAAGTATAATTTTTCGAGTATAGAAAGTTGTTCTAAACTAAAGCATTTTACTTTTATAGAAACGTTACGTGTAAAGCCACTATTACCTGTGTTCTTAACACTAAAGTCTACTATACCGGGCATTGGGACGTACCCTTCTGCAGGTTTATCTTTTACTTCTCCTGATACTCCATGGGCAAAGTTATACGCTCCTGAATTGTTCTCGCTTATGAATGGGTTATCGTTCAATCCTGCTCTCTTACTCTTACCTTTATATAAAACCCCTCCTAAAAGTATATTGTTATGAGCAGCATTAGGAACATCTTTTACTTCTATACCTGATGTTAATTTTACAAAGGAATTATTTGCATTCAAATACTGTGTCAGGAAATCTCCGTCTCCTGTATATGTTAAGTCTTTTGCGTAAAGTTTTTCTCTTACTTCTAATTGCTCTCTAACACTTACGTCTAAAGTAGATAATGACGGTAGAGGTCTTTCAAAAAATACTCCTTCTTTTGCCATAACTATCTAATTTCATTTAACTTATTGTATCTATCTATTACAGTTTGAGGGTTAGCTGGTATTCTTAATTGAAGTCCAGGTTTAGCAGATAAGGAATCTGTGTTAGTGCCTGGGTTTGCTGTAGAGATGATCCACCATAGTGATTTATCTCCGTAAAACTGTTGTGCTAGGGTATCGTACCTATCTCCTCCTGTGGCGATTACATATGTGTCATCAGCAGTAGCAGGAATATCGGGATAT